CAAGAACTTCACCCGGCTCACCGAGCAGATGCGGGCGGTGTGGGGCGTGGGGCGGCAGAGCGCATTCGAGTGGGCTGAGTTCGCGGGCAAGGTCGCCGGGCTGCCGGTCGACGCCGCCGATGGGCAGCTGTTCGACAGCAGCGGGCCGCGACGCTGCCTGGAGCGCATCTTCTACCTCGATCACCCGACCCCTGACCAGCTGGAGTACGTCGCCTGCGTGGCGCGCGACTGGATCGCCCAGGAGGGCACCCACCTCGATTGGGTCGACTTCGAGACCATCATCTGCGACTTCAACGTCATGCGTGACGGGCGGTACTACCCCGGGCGGCACCTGGCGGCGCTGCGCGAGGAGATCGACACTCTGCCCGACGAGCACGACCGCGAGCTGCTGAATGCGAGCTGGGTGAAGTTCGTGCCCGCACCTTGGCGCAACATCGCCCCCGGCATCGACCCGGCGAAGATGCCGGTCTACCGCAACACCGGGGAGATGATCACATGCCCGTGACCACCGAGGACATGCGCCCGGTCGCCCGGCTGCTGGGCCAGTACACCAAGGCCCACAACGCCGGAGGCTTCGCACACCCGACCGCCCAAGAACTCGCCGAGCACCCCGAGTGGGTGCATCACGAACGGGTCGGCTCCGAGCAGGCCGTGGTGATCGCCAAGCAGCTCACCCGCGAGTCGGTGCGCACCGACTTCACCGGGGATGCGTTCATCGTGCCCAAGCACGCCCTAGTCGCCACCCACATCGCCCGCACGAACTGGCTGGTGCCCGACCTGGCCCCGTACGACTTCGTCAACGCCTACGCGACTGATCAGATGGTCAGCGCGGCGCTGGAGGCGATGGGCCGGGTGATCGTCGCTCACCGCGTCACCAGTGCCGCCGAGGTCATCAACGTGTGGGGGCCGCGCTGGGCCGCGCGCACCTACGCCCCGTGGGACCGGGCGACCGTGGTCGACATCGGCGTGATCGACAACGACACCCTCGCCGAGCGTCGACTACGGGCCTGGCAAGACGAGATCGCGACGGTGACCGGCTGGGACGATGACTTCCCGTACTACAGCGACGGCGGCTGGTCAGCGGTCTGCCTCAAAGGCTTCTGGCCTGATCAGCCGGGGCGCGGCGTCAAGCCCTCAGAGATGCCGCGTAGCTGGAAAAATGCAAACCCCCATGATCTCGACCGTAAATGCTTGTGGACGAAGTTAGCTGATGAGCTGCCGAAGCTGACCGCCTTCGTCAACGGCGTCGACTGGTGGGCGCAGACCGAGCGGGTGCGGTTGCTCAAGATGAATGCCGGGTCATCGCTGAGCCGACACACCGACATCACTGACCGCGACGGCGGCACTCGCGACGGCCAGATCACTCGCTTCCACGTGCCCCTGATCACCGACCCGGCGGTGCTGATGCACACCTGGGACTTCGACGGTCGCCGCCGGTCACACCACCTCGCCGCCGGGCATGTCTACTACCTGGACGCCCGCAAGCCGCACGCCGTCGACAACGGCAGCTCGATTAACCGCGTGCATCTGGTGGTCGACGTGGTCACCGACGCGGCAGTGCGCGAGGTCATCGCCGAATCTTTTGCCCGACAAGCGCGGTAGAGTCTGGCCCATGACCCACCGCATGATCTACCTCGTAGGCCAGCCTGGCGCGGGCAAGTCGACGCTGATGCACACGCTGCTCGGGCGGTTTGATCTGCTGGCACGCGAGGAGCCGGTGCCGCACATGTGCCTGATCGACCGGACCACGGGCACGATCGTCGGTGCTGAGATCGGCAGGCGTCGTGAGGCTTTCAGCGGCACCGACGCCCTGGCCAGCGCCATCATCGACAAGGCGGTGCCGTGGGTGCTGAGCCGCCCCTACCCGCTGCTGGTCGCCGAAGGTGCCCGGCTGGGCAACAAACGGTTCCTCGAAAGCGCGATCGAAGCCGGGTACGACGTGACGCTGGGCCTGCTGGATCACGACCAGGCTGAGGAGTGGCGTGCGATCCGGTCCAAGCAGCTCAAACGCACACAGAACGAGTCATGGGTCACCGGGCGACGCTCAGCCAGCCGCAACCTCGCCAAGGCGATGGAGGGCAAGGCCCGCGTGCTGACCGGCCACCCCGACGAGCTGCGCCCGGCGCTGGCGGAGATCATCGCCTATGGCTGACGAGGCCAAGCCGCGCCGGGTGCGGATGCCCGATGACGACGGCACGCCGACCCCTGACGTCTGGACCGCCGAAGGCCTGTTCGACTCCGCCAAGGCGGCGGAGCTCTACGAGACCATCAAGACCTGGCCCGAGGAGCAGATGCGGGCGATGCTGTCATCGCTGCGCTCAGCCGAGACCCGCGCCGCGATCAAGGTCAAGTACCGCAACGCCGCCGAGATCGCCCGAGCCGTCACGCCGGGCTACAAGATCACCCCGGCACTGGACCTGATCGCCAACCGCATCGAGGTCTGCCTCAAGCGCGCCGAGCGCCACCTGCTGATCAACATGCCGCCCCAGGAGGGCAAGTCATCGCTGGCGGCGGTGTGGACGGTGATCCGCGCGTTGCAGCTCAACCCCAACCGCCGCATCATCCTCGCCACCTACGGCGACGCGCTGGCCGAGACCCACAGTGCCGCCGCCCGCGACATCATCAGCCGCTACGGCACCGACGTCATCGACTCGATGACGGGGCTGCCGGTGCCCGACCGCATCGGGCTCAAGCTGTCGCCGAAATCCAACAAGGTCTCCACCTGGAAGGTCGAGGGCGGCAACGGGGGCCTGGCAGCGGTCGGCGTCGGCGGCTCGATCACGGGCCGCTCGGCCGACCTGTTCATCATTGACGACCCGTTCAAGAACATGATGGAGGCCGACTCCGCGGCACATCGGGCCAAGATTTACGACTGGTTCTCCAATGTGGTGCTGACCCGTCTGAGCCCCGAGGCGTCGATCATCCTGATTCAGACCCGCTGGCACCCCGAAGACCTCGCGGGCAAGGTGCTCGCCGCCGAAGCCGAGCTGCCCAAGCATCACCGCACCTGGCACCACGTCAACATTCCCGCGATCTCCGAAGAAGGCATCACCGACGCCCTCAACCGCCCGCCGGGCGTGCCGATGGAGTCGGCCCGCGACGGCGTGACCAGCGAAGGCGAAGTGGTGAAGCGCAACTTCGTCAAGACCAAGCGCAGCGTCGGCGAACGCACCTGGTATGCGCTCTACCAGGGCAGCCCCCGCAACCCGGCTGGCGGGCTGTTCCTGCGGTCGTGGTTCGACCCCCGGCTGCCCGAGGCTCCGGCTCAGCCGGTCGCCGCCATCGTCGGTATCGACCCCGCCGACTCCGGCGAGGGCGACGAGACCGGCATCATCGGCGGCTACCTCACCACCACGGGCAAGGTCGTGCTGGCGGAGGACTGGTCGGGCCAGTTCACCCCCGACGAATGGGCGAAGCAGGCTGTGACGCTGGCGCTGCAGATGGGGGCACGCGAGATCGCAATGGAGGCCTACGCCGCCGCCAACAGCTACCGCGACGCGATCCGGCGGGCCTACCGCGACATGCACCACTCCGTGGTCCGCAAGCAGTACGACGGCGCGATGCTCACCCCGCTGGAGCAGCGGTGTCTGCCCGATATACCGCCCTTCACGATCTACAAGTGGCGTGCCGGAGCCCGGGTCGACAGCGTTGGCCGGGCGGCGCTGCTGCGTCAGGCCCTGGAGACCAAGACCTGCCAGCTAGTCGAGTTCAATCTGGCGGTGTTCGAGGAGCAGGCTGCCGACTGGCAGGCGGGGCAGCACCAGCCCGACCGGGTCAGCGCCGCGATCATCTGCCATGACCGGCTGGCCGCGCTCGGCAACGGCGGGCTCGGGTTAAGCGCCCCGCCTGGCGGCAATGATGCGCGTCAGGTAGCAAACGGGCAACGTGTTCCGCCGCCTCCTCCGGCCTGGATGCGGCGCACGATACCGGGGTAGTCTCCTGGCATGCGTTTGATTGGCAACCTGCTGCTGGGAGGTGTGCTGCCGATCGCCGCGATGTTCGGCCTGGTCTGGTGGCGTGCCCATAGCAAGATGGCGATGGTGATCTTCAGCTTCGAGTGGTGGACGTGGTATGCGTCGGTGATCTTTGTGTCG